CAAGACCAGCTTAAGGCTGGCCATAGGCTCCACTCCGTAGACTTATCCGACGCCACCAATCTGTTTCCTTATCAGTTACAGAGAGAGGTGTTAGATAAGCTTCTAATGCAACACCCCCACCTAGAAGGACCAATAGACGTGTTCCACCGTGCAGTTAATTCTGCGTGGCGGATGCCGGATGGATCGGTTGTTAAGTTCCGATCAGGCCAGCCATTAGGCCTAGGTCCTTCCTTCTTTTTGTTTGCGCTTACCCATCACAGTTTCATCCAATCCCTTGGCGGGAAAGGAAGTTACGTGATCTTGGGTGATGACATTGTCATCTCCGGTGACCATTTGGCCCAGCGATATCGCCGCCTCATGGAGAACCTCGGATGTGTCATCGCTAAAGAGAAATCGATCAGCAGCTCTACAATTGCAGAGTTTGCATCTAGGATTATCACTAAGTCGTCTGTTTACAGACAGTTTAAGTGGAGACCTATCACTCGCCAGAACGTGCTGTCCCTTGCAAGGGACGTTGGTCCTTCCCTCATTCATGAGGTTAGTCCCAAGTTCTCTAGAGTGGTGGACGCGATTTCTCCCTTACCGAAGGAGGTAGGGGGTTTGGGGTTAAACCCGAACGGAATTTCGCTCCAAGAACGATTTGATTCGTGGGTAGGCCAGCATCTTCTGTCCGTTAAGGACTTTAGACCGCTGACCCTTCGGGCTGGTGAAGCTTGTATGAGGGACTTGATTACGTCACTCATCCAGACTCGGGAAGAGATTCCCGATGAGGAACAAGCTTATCTTCCGGTTATCCCAGTATCATCCATATGGAAGGAGTATTCTGCCTTCCTTGGTGAACCTTGGGACCAGGAGATGTTGGAGGATATGTTCGTCCAGAACAAATCCTACGGCGACCTATTCACCATGAACGCTATGGAAGCGCGTCCCCCTGGGACGCACAACTATATCGTCTGGGGTGATAAGATCCCAGAAGCTTTCAGAAAGAAATCAGACTCTTTCGAGTTTGATAGTCTTGTCCGTGCTTACAAAGACTACG